ACAGGCGGACATGCAGAAGAAGGCGGCAGACCTTCAGCTGAAGCGCGAGCAGATGATGATGGAAGACGACCGCAAGCGCGACGAGCTCGAGGCCGACATCCGCGTCAAGGCGGAGGAGCTGAAGGCGAAGTACGGCACGCAGCTTGACGTCGCGCAGATCCGGGCCGACATGGCGATCAACCGCGAAGTGATGAAGGCGCAGGCTGACATAATCACGGAGGCGACGCGTGAAGACTAAGCAGCAGATCATCACGGACGGCAAGCAGGCGGCGCGCCTGCTCGCTGACACTGATTTGCTTCGGTTTCTTGAGGAAGCCGAGGCGGATTGCTGGACGCAGTTCAAGGCAACTGGCCCCAGTGACACCGACGGCCGAGAGGCTGTTTACATGAAGTTGCGCGGAATTGACATGGTTCGCCAGTCGCTGCGCAGCATGGTTGATAACGCTACTATTGAAATGAAGCTCAAAAAGTAGCATAATAGAGGAAGAAAGAGATGTCAGACAACAGCACCCCGCAAGGGACTGACCTGTACAGCGCTCAGAATGCAATCAGAAGTATGCTCACGCCCCAAGAGGATAACGTGACGACGGACGATGCGCTTGAGGCAGAAGCCGCGCAAGTGGACGAAGCCGAAATGCCGGAAGGCCAAGAGGATGAGTATGAGGCGCAAGCTGATAACTCTGCCGTTGAGGGGTCCGAAAGCGATCTGGACGACGAAGGCGACGATGACGGTGACCAATATGGATCTCTTGATTTGTCCACGACCATTGAGGTTGATGGCGAAGAGATAACCCTTGAGGAGCTGCGCAGCGGACACCTACGGCAGAAGGACTACACACGCAAAACTCAAGAGCTCGCCGAAAACCGAAAGGCCATGGAAGCGCAGTATCAGGAGATTGAGCGTGAGCGTGCTGAATATGCGCAACTCCTGCCGGCAATGGCGGAGCGCATTCAACAGGCAGCGGAACAGGAGCCGGACTGGGACACTCTGTATGACACAGACCCCGTAATGGCAGCGAAGGCAGAACGCCAGTGGCGGAAGGAGCAGGAGGCGCGCACCGCGCAACTCCAGGCGGTCCAAGCTGAGCAGCAACGGATGCAACAGATTGCAGCGCAGAAGCAAGAGCAGATGCAGCAATCGTATTTGGAGCAGCAGCGTCATATCTTGCCTGACATCATACCCGAGTGGCGTGACAAGAAAGTCGCAGCCACGGAAGCAACCCAGATCAGGGACTTCCTACTTGGCGAAGGTTTCAGCGAGCAGGACGTTAGCGGGATGTCAAATGCAACGCTTGTGAAATTAGCGAGGAAAGCGATGTTATATGATCGTGGAGAAACGCGGGCCAACGAGGTTAAAGCTAAACCTAAGAAGCCACGCACCAAGACATTGAAATCGGGTTCCAGAGCGTCACAGCCTAAACGCACCTCAGCAGCACAGGAAGCGCAGAACCGCGCACGAAAAACTGGTCGCGTCAACGACGCCGCGGCCGCAATCAAAGCCTTGCTATAGGAGCATAAACTATGACTATCATTGCAAACACCTTTACGTCTTTTGACGCCAAGGGTATCCGCGAGGAGCTGGCAAACGTCATCTCGAACATCGCGCCAGAAGAAACACCCTTCACATCCAACGTCGGTTCCGAAAATGTGTCTAACACATTTTTTGAGTGGCAGGTCGATGACTTGGCTGCTGTCGACGTCACGCCAGTAATAGACGGAGACGATGTTGCATCGTTTGACGCCACCACTGCCACAGTCCGCGTGGGTAACTACACGCAGATCCGCCGTCGCAGCATGATTATTGCTGACAACCTCGGCTTCCAAGATCTGGCTGGTCGCAACGATGAGGTTGCATATCAGCTCGCCAAGCGCGGCAAGGAGATCAAGCGCGACTTGGAAACAATCTACACAGGCAATACAGCCCGTTCCGCCGGTTCAGCTTCCGCTGGTCGCGTAACTGCTGGCCTGGGTGCGTGGATTGCAACCAACGTCAACAAAGCTGGCGACGGCACCAACCCAACTGCGGTTGACGGTTCCGACGCTCGTAACGACGGCACGCAGCGTGACTTCACAGAAGCCATGCTCAAAGACGTGATGCAGAAGGCATACACAGAAGGCGGCAACCCATCCATGCTGATGGTCGGCCCGTACAACAAGACAGTCGTGTCTGGCTTCGCAGGTATTGCGGCTCAGCGCTACCAAGCACCATCTGATGGCCCAACAACCATCATCGGTGCAGCTGACGTTTATCTGTCAGACTTTGGCGCCTTGACTGTTGTGCCTAACCGCTTCAGCCGTGAGCGTGACGCATGGTGCCTCGACACTGAGTACGCGTCAATCGCAACTCTGCGTCCGATCCAAAAAGTGGATCTTGCCCGCACCGGCGACGCAGAAAAATCAATGCTAATCTGTGAGACCGGCGTGAAAATTTCCAATGAAAAGGCTCACGGCCTGATCGCTGACTTGAACGTATCGTAAATATGGTGGGGCGGCTTCGGTCGCCCCATTACTCTGGAGGGTAAGATGAAAAGACTTTTTAGCCGCGACGAGGCGACAGGGATTACGAAATATTGGCACGTCAAAAGCAATGGCGAATATGTCATTGAGACCGTGCAGGACAGCACAAAGATCATCGAAGCAAACAAGCGCTCGTATAACGACGTGTCGGGAAAATTCGGAGAACATGCCAAGGTGGCCTCCATCCCGCTTTCCGTGTATTATGAGCTGAAGAGGCAGGGGATCGCTGACGATCCCAAGGCGCTGCGCAAGTGGCTCAACCAGTCGGAAAATCAGGCGTTTCGCACGCGAGAAGGTACACTTTAATGGCGATCACAACGTATGACGAGCTAAAGGCATCTATTGCCAACTGGCTAAACAGAGACGACCTGACGGCGGTCATACCGGATTTTATTGCGTTGGCGGAGGCGCAAATTGCGCGAGACGTCCGCCACTGGCGCCAGGAGAAGCGCGTATCGACAACGGCCAACGAGAGATATGAAAACCTGCCGATTGACTGGCTGGAAATGATCCAGATACAGCTTTCGGAGGGTGGGCGATTGCAGGCCATATCCGCTGAAGGCTTGCAGAAGCTCCGGGAGGAAAGCTCTACTGCCCAGAAGCCAAAGTATTATCGGCTGACATCTGACCAAATTGAGCTCTACCCTGTGCCAGACACCACATATGAGGTGTCCATGCAATATTACGCGCGAGTTCCTGCCTTAACATCCGTAGATTTCGCAAACTGGGTTTTGACTTACTACCCAGATGTCTACCTCTACGGATCACTATTGCACACCGCGCCTTACCTAGCAGACGACCAGAGGACTACTGTTTGGGCGTCACTGTACAAGTCTGCGGTTGATGCGCTAAATCAGGACAACGAGAAATCACGGGTCTCAGGCCCACTTCGTATGGGGATGCCTAGATAATGGTTGATACAACTTGGACACAAACCGCAGGCATGACCAGCGAAACTGACACTGACAATGTTGAGGATTACTCGGAGCAGGCGGAAGCGTCTAAGGACGCAGCCGCCGCGTCTGAAGCTGCTGCATCTACAAGCGCATCTAATGCTGCCGCAAGCGCAGTTAACTCATCTACAAGCGCGTCTCAATCTTTTACATCTTCGGTTGCTGCACAGGCTGCGCAAGCTGCTGCGGAAACTGCGCAATCAGGTGCAGAGACTGCAAAAACGGCCGCAGAAACAGCGAAGACGGCCGCAGAGACAGCTAAAATTGCTGCGGAAGCCGCAGAAACTGGATCGACTACAGCGCAATCGGCGGCAGAAGCCGCTCAAGCTGCCGCAGAGACTGCGGAAGCAAACGCGGCTACATCTGCGTCTAATTCAGCTACTAGCGAAGCAAATTCATTAGCATCCGCATCCAGCTCGGCCACTAGCGCATCAGACGCGGCAAATACGCTTGCCTCCGTGCAGACTGTGTTTGACAACTTTGATGACCGTTACTTGGGCAGCAAATCTTCTGATCCAACTGTAGACAACGATGGTAATACATTGCTTGTTGGGACAATTTACTGGAATAGCGTTAGCGAAGAGCTGCGGTTTTGGAACGGAAGTGCTTGGGAGGCTCCATCAGCATCTGCGGCTAACTCCGCATCAGCGGCGGCAACAAGTGCTTCATCTGCGGCTACATCCGCAACTGCGGCATCATCCAGCGCATCATCAGCGACCACGAGTGCCGCTAGTTCGGCCTCCAGCGCCGCTGCCGCTGCCTCTAGTGCATCTGCCTCAGCTAACTCAGCTTCCGCAGCCGCT